GTGATTGTAAATCAGCTACTCGTGCCTTTAACTCATCTATCTCTTTTGTCAAGTCATTAGGCCCTCTGTCATCAAATTGTATCTTCACTTCTTTCTCGTATGTCATATCTTCTCCATGTTCTTTCTTGTATTTATACATTTTCATGTTGGCTTGAATTATTACATAAAATGATTTATATTGTCAATCATGGGATTACCAAAGAGATTAACTGAAATGCAAATGCGCTTCGCAGAAAACTATGTTTTCGGTGACGAACACGGACCACTGACAAAAACAGAGGCTGCAAAACGTGCAGGCTATAGTGAGAAGAATGCTAGGTTTGAGGGCTCGAGTCTTACAAGTCCAAAGAAACATCCACTGGTTGTAAAATACATAGGTGAATTACGTGAAGAGATTTTAAGAAAACATGAAGTGACTTATGACAATCACGTTGCACAACTAGGCAAAATCAGAGAGGGTGCTTTGAGGAAGGGTGCCTGGAGCGCTGCTGTAAACGCTGAAACAAATCGAGGCAAGGCAGCAGGACTATACATAGACAGAAAAATAATAAAAACTGGTAAACTAGAAGATATGTCAGAGCAAGAATTAGAAGCAAAGATGAAACAGATTTTAGATGACTACGCACAAATAATTGATGTGACCCCATCTAAATCTTCAGAATCTTCTTTACCCAAGCCCGAGGAATCATCGTCCGATCCCCAAAAGTAATACCATCTTCATCTTTATCGTAAGAAGCAAATAACTTAATTGATTTTTTATCTTTAGAATATAACCAACCTTCGTTTACAGGAGTTGCAAGTTTCATCTTATCAAACTCTTTTTCGTTTGCCCAACCCGAATCGCTCACGCAATCTATCCATTCGACTCTTACCTTTGGATACGGCAGTTCGTTTGCGCTTTGTATATCTACGTTTAGTTTTCGTCTTGTCTTTTTTCGAGGCATAGTAATAGTCCGGATTATGGATTCTATTGAACATATCAAAAAAATTCTCATCAGTCATTAGAGTTCTCACAGATAAATCACCTCATGATGACCAGCCTTACGCGCGCGCGGCGGCACCACAGGTATGGACATTATATAATGTCCTCTAAACCAAAAAATGTCCACTAAAATGTCCACTAAATTGATCTAGAATTGTTGGTATTGCTACATAATTTTGTAAATGGACATTATTCCACTTTTTTTTCGTGTTTTTTTTTAACGTGTATGATTTATCTGTGAGAACTCTATAAGAGTGTCTTTTCGTCATTTGGCTCATAGTATTTCCTTAAAACTGCTAGTTTATCTTCGTTGGCTGCTATAATCTCTAGCTGCTTATCAACTTCTCCGGTAATATCTACGTGCTCTGGAATGACCATGTTATGGTCGTTTATGCAATATATTTTGAATTTGGCATCTGCAATTGCCGCTTCATATCTTTTTAGAATCGTTCTAAATAGTTTGTCATTCATAGTTTAGTTTTCAATTCCTGCAGGTATTGCTCGTTTTCCATTTCTTCCTGCAATTGTGGCAGATTTGTGTTCGCTGCCTCTTTTTCGTCAAATTTAAGTTCATGATACATATCAAGCCTTTTTAAAAATTTGTGCTTCCACTGCCTTAACTCGTGGTCCTGTATCTTAAACTCTTGGTAATAAAGATCAGGTGTACAAATCATTATCACACCTTGACGAATTTTTGAACCATAAACATAATCGTGCGCCATTGCGTACGCAGCAATTTGTAAGAAATAGTCATCGATCCATTCTTTCTGTTTTGGTCTATTTGATTGTTTGAAATCGGCTATGGTTTCCATCCCATTATGCATGCAAACCAAGTCGGTTTGGCCTGCATACAATCCGGGATAATACATAGTCACCTCCGATCCAAAGTATTCATCGACCGGTGCAAGACCTATATCTATAACTTTCTGTGCCATGGTCTTTGCTTGCTTGCCTGTATCTGTTAAATCCTCGTAACCTATTCCGTCAATATAAGATTCGAGATACTTGTGCATGGCTGTGCCTCTCACGCTCGACAAATTCTTTATTCGCTCTGCTTCTTTCTCACCAACTTTAGCTTTCCATTCTTTCAGGAATTGTTGGTTCTTGGTTTTACCTAGTATGGTTGTTACACTTGGTAATCGGTATCCTGCTACGTCATAGATCCGTGATCCATGGTCCTCGATTTGTTTACCATCGACGTAGTTGTATTTACTATTCTTCTTTATCGCTTTACCAATGTTATGGTAGTCCTCTATATCTTTATCATCCATCATTCTAAATCATCAAACCTCGTAGGTTCCTTATCCTTTTTTAAAACAAAATTATTAATTACATACCAGGTAATAATAGCACCTATAAATATAGCTATCATACCCATAAAAAACATACCTATTCCAAACTCAAAGGTCATTTAAATCCTTGATATTATTTAACTTATTTAATTTACTCTGTTCTATCTCATACAGCGGCGCACGCAAAACAAACGACGTACCATCGTCTCGCTCACGCTTATCACCCTGGTCAAAGAAGCTTGCATCATTTAAAAATTTTTCTTTTTCTAACCAACCACAGATCTGAACAATACCACTTCTCTTATTAATACTTATAAATAACAATACATCACTTGGCATATCCTTTTGATACGCAACAAAGTTATGGACGTAGTGCTCCTGCATATACACATTCCGGGCCATTGATTTAATATCTACTTTCTTACCATTAATATTTATATCTTCATCGAGTCTACCACTTTCGTAACTTGGTTGTGGTTTACCTATCAGTCTAAACAAAGTTAGTTCACCAATTAAACCTGTGTATTGTTTTTCATAGCTACCATTAAAACCTCTAGACCTATGACCAAAGTTTTTAGTTTTTAAAATTTCGACAGCGTATCTTCTATCGTCATCATTTATTTTTACTTGTATCATTCTAAACTCATCGCTAATTTATATTGTTCCATACTTACAACGTTACCCTCAAAAATATGTGGATCGTAATGATCTATGATTGTTTCTACTTTTTCTAATTTAGTTTTAGACCAGGGCCAGATTAATCTACATACTTTGTATGCATCTCTAAAAGTACAACGCCACTTCCATTGCATTAAATATTTCGTACCATCTTTTCTAAATCCTTTTCTAGGTTTCTTGACTACGGTGCCAACGTTTAAAGTTTTGTGCACCCAGTGTATAACTTCTTTATCTGTCATAGTTATTTCCATACTAATTCTAATAGAATTTGAATACCTAAACCCGATTCCGTTGTGTTTCTTTTTCTTTTCTTTTCGTCTGGCATAATAAATACTACCCTCACCATCAAACAATCCAGCGATATATGATATGTCTTCATTTGTTATCATGTTTGATCACCCATCTCACCACCGAGGTTGTAGGGTCAAACCCATCAAATTCTATTTTAGTGCAGCTTGTTAGAAGGACCGTCATCAATAAGATTATCGTCAACTGTCTCATAAAATTCTCCTTCCGAATCGCAGTCCCAGCATTGGTGGACTTCGCTTCTATCTCTAAAATCCACACTTGGATCACCATTAATTTTTGCAACTCTGACATACCCATTTCCGTGGCATGTATCGCAGATGTGTACTTTGACTCTAGCTTTTTTTAATTTTGCCATTTAACTTTTTCGCTTTCTCGTTTGCAATTGATTCAATGGTTTTACTTATAGACAACTTGGCGTCGGGCAATATAACCTTCGACAATTTCTCTAAAGTAGAATATGTTTCTTTTGATAGAGAAACATTTTTGTATTTACTCATGTCTGTCATGCGTTTCCTTTCATAATTAATTACCCAATATAAAGGTTTATATAGGATTGTCAATGAAGTTTTTATTAAGTTTAATTATTTGTTCACAGGTTGCAGGTACGTGCCTGCCGCCATATCCATGGCCAACTACGTTTGAGACTCAATATGATTGTTTAAAGTTTGGTTATGAGCAGTCCTTGATAAAATTAGAACAAATAGGACCTGAAGAGATTAATCAACATAATATGTATATTAAATTCTTTTGTTCTCCATACGTTGAAGATGGAGAGCCGACATAATTGACAATGTGGCCGAATTGTGTTAGCAATAAACTTTCTCACCTCAATACCTATCCCTATTTCTCTCTTTCGGGATAGGTTTATTGTGTCAATAAATAAATTGTAATAGCTATTACTTCTATAATTATAATTGTTTCTATCATCTGCAAATACAGCCAAATAAATCACCGCTACCATCATTCATCACATGACGATTGATCGGCGCATCGTGATACGTTGTTAATTTTAAACGTACTATGTCACACAAATCAAAGCAATCTACTTTTACCAATAACGACATATGTTCCATCATCTGTTTTGTTAACGGCACTAACTGATATAATCCGTCGTTTAGTATTATGAGGTCCATTTGAAAACTCCTTTATAAGTTTGTACCAAAGATCTTTGTATTTGGGATCTCTGGTTTTTTCCCACATGTTTGCAGCATCATCAATCTTTTTTATCATGTCGCCTCGTTCCAAATTTGACAATTTTTTTAAGACCTGGAGCTGCTAACTCTAACTTACAATATGGCTTCCATGCTTTACGTATTAGATTTAATTCTAATACAAGTATAGCCCATTGCTTTTGGCTTATGTCTTTACTACTTATTACTATCTTTTTTTCTTTCATATATCCAATATAGGATATTTAGGGACCTTTGTCAACGCCCTTGGCCGCGGTATTTTTTGAACATACGTCGCTTACTTTTGTTCATTTTACACAAGCTGGGGTTGCGTCCTATCGAAGTTTTGTGGAAAATAGGCTCGTGAGCTATTTTTGTATATAAACCTTTAGCTTTCTTCGCCATCGAAATATTTTTCTAATTCTGATTTTAGAGTGTTTGGGTGCATGGTAGGTATATAACTTATCTTACCATTAATGTGTTGCTGTAAATCAGCACCACAATTAATACATCTATATACCTCTGGAGTAATTCCAACTAGCATAGTCTGCTCTTCACAAGTTGGACACTTGCCATTAACTATCTCTGCCTGGAATCTTACGAAGTTTTTTCCTGTCATAA